CCTAGCCCGTCAGGTGTTTTTCCGCTTGTTGGGCCTTCTGTGCAAGCGCATAAGATGTCGAGCAAGCCAGGTGCAGCCTCATGGCGTCCTATTAATTGGTGAGTCATCCGAGACTCTTGCAGATCGGCTATCGTCTCATTCCATAATGTTCGCTCCTCTTGAGATTTTCCGCTCGCTCCAAGACCTGTAGAAAATTCACCAAAAAGGATTGCAGGCGGATACTCGGTGTTGGCCTGCATCCAGTTCTTGAGTGTCTCTAAAAGATCAGAATAACCGCCGACCGATCGGGTTGAGTAAGTCAATGTTTCATTATCGGCATCCCTAATACGGGCACGATAGATCGACTGCATCTGTGTGTTTTGTTGCGCTCGGACAAGCATTATTTTTGCTTGGTCTGCGGTCATATCCCACAAGCCCTTGATTGCGATGTCCAGCACATCAAAATCTTGCAACATCCGAGCAGCCCCTTGAATACCACCGGCGTACTGCATAAACACTTCATAGATTCCCTCAAGAATAGATTCATCACAGCCTTGGTTTTGCATCCGGCCCCATGAATCTAATTTCTCGCCATCAAACCACAACACACGGGATGAATGAATGCGCGACGCTCCGCCCATTAAAGTTTGGAAATAAATCACCTCTTCTAAATCTTGAGTGAGGACGGGTTGTATCTGCCACCGATCGAGTACTACCAGTTTACGAATCTGTTTAAGATTCTTGAGATCGATCGGCTGACTGAGGTCCAAAATCTCGTTCTTTTTCGGGATAGTATGGATAACGATCGCCCCATTCCCGGTCAGAAAGGCATTGAACAGAGCATGATAGAATGCCTTGCGAACCCCGGTTACAGGCAATTCACCTGGAATAATTACTTTAATTTTGTCTATTGCTGTTTCTAGGTCCGTGAGCACATCGGCATTACCATCTATGATCGTTGCATTACCCCATCTTGAAGTAGCAGCCTTGGGTAGTTTACAAACTAATTTACGCAGGAAACCATATTTTAAAAGTTTAGATTGTTGCTGTTGATTGAGGATAGGCCGGCTAAAAAGCTGCATTCCCATAGATTGATCGTAGGCTTCCACACCCATGCCAGTGACAAGGTTTTGGATACCGTCTAGCCTTAGTTTTTGCGCTGCTGAAAATACGTTGTTCATCCTAAAATACCTTGTTGTGGTGTTCGTTGATTTATGCGATCGCCCCATTCATCCATATTGGCAAACGAGACAGCGCAAGCCATGACTGAATCATCATGAAACCCAGACTCAGCGGCGCGTGTGCGGGTGGTCGATCGCATTTTAGCCCCGATTGCCTCAACGAAATGGGGCATCTCTTTCGCTAAACTAGAATCAGCGGGGAACTCGATCGCTTGCCTCTCCATCAGCAACACGACCCGATCGGTATTTTCGATTTTCGATCGGTTACTGGTAATCACTTCGCTCCAGTTGACGTTCGATCGTTTCTTGATCAAATCCTCCAATATTATGCCACCGCCGCTGTTGACTTCGATATTGACGTTGATCGGCTTATACCTGTCTACCAAATCAATAACACGGTGGATATTGATGGTTTTAGATGTATGCGATGCGGCATATTCAGAGGCTAGCGAGTAGTGCCCTTGATAGATTTCCCAGACCAATGCGACAAAGTTATCTGAACCACCAAAACTTGGATCGATGCCCATGATGTACTTCCGACCTGCTTTAGGTTCCGACCATCGCCCTGTGGCCGCTACATCGATTAGATCGATCGGGAAGACAGAGGATAGACCTTCGGAGAATGCAAGTTCATATTCTTGGTCCCACTGAGGTCTGGTCAGTTGTCGATCGACGCGGGTATTTTCTGCCCAATTAGAATCAGCACCATATATAGGATGGACACGCCAGTGCAGAAAAACCTTGGCCCAACCCTTTGTAACCCATGATCGGGTGTGATGTGCCAACCGTTCAAACGGTTGAATATTGTTAGTAGGCTTGGCAATTTCTTTGCAGGCGATTACAGAGTTTTTCTTATCGTCTGGACCAGAAATCATCAACCTGTAGAACAGGCCCGATCGCCCGTTGGGAGTGCTATTAAAGATAACCTTACCCTTATCCCCCAGCATGGATAGAGTAGGGACAGCGGCCTGATAGACGCCATCAATACCGTCAATAAAAGCGGCTTCGTCGAAGAAAATCACTGAGACAGACGGGATACCCCGGGCCGATCGTGCCGTGACGGGCAAAAAGTCGATGCCGCCTAGTTTCTTGAATGCCAATTTCTTGGCTGATTCAGTGGCGAGTTCAGGGCATAGAGCGCCTAAGGACAAGGCCATGTCACGAATGCGTTTACCGAGCTTGGCACTGTCGTCCTGCGTTTTGGAGAAGACGATCGCACCAAACCCCGGCTCAGTAACCGATCGCATTAACAGATAGCAGCATATCGTCTCAGATATCCCCATCTGCCTGGATTTGACCACGACAGTCTGGTTATTAGCTGCGATCGTTGCTATTAATTCAGACTGGTAATCATAGGGCTTGAATGGTAGGACCGTCCCCGATGTTTGGATCTTGACCATGGGGGCAAAACAGTCAAACATGGACAGCCGCTTAAGCTCGATCGCGGGTTGCTCGGCTATCTGCCACCGAAGTGCCTTAAGGATGGGCGACTCATACCCTGCCAATAGGGTGGGAGCAAGGTCCTTGGGCGTAACGGCATTACTCGATCGTGGGGTCCGTTTCGAAGGATGCGATCGGAGTGTTAGGCGATCGCTGTCTTTACCTGTTTTAACCTTAGTTCTCAGCATTCCCGTGTTTTATTAGTAGACCGTACGTTTGGATAGTGCGATCGATCGCACTATCCAAACGGCTACGAGATGAATCCGATCGTCTTTTCTCTGGCGATCTTGTTTTAGTCTTTTCCTCTAAAGGCTCATCGCTCAACCCAAGAGAGTCTAGATACTCATCAATTGGGATATCGAGATCTTCTATTGTTAGCTTTTTTGAAGACGTTGGGTCGATCGGCTTAATTGCTACGGTCTCGGGTGTATCTATAAAACGTGGGTTTGGTTTAGACATTAATATTCCTCCATTTGAACAATAACGACTTTTCCTGATCTTTTGGGTGTCCCTACAATTCTATACTTGATATCCTTCGGGACAATGATTTCATCCTCTTCCTCCATCAGGCTTAATCGTTTAACGGAAGCCCCTGATTTATTTTTTACTGTAAATAGTATGCCAGCCTTAGACCCCATTGCAAATTCTTTTGCAACTCTTTTTGAGCTTGAGAAGCTGGACATGGCTTCAAGTGAATAGCCTCCAGATATTTTCGACAAGAATGCTTCTTGTTGCTCTTTTGAATCAAAGGACATACCTCGATGGACCTGGCCCTCAAAGGCTGGCATCTTTTTCACGTATTGATCGATCGATTTAATACTAGAATTAATCTCGGAAATCTCCGATTTTGTAAGATCCCGTCCGTCTGCTGCCTTGAGAATCCCTCTCTGAACATTTCGGATAGAACCGTAATCACTAACTGATTCGCCGTCTATGTTCGTGTAAGCTCCAATAGCTTTAATTGAAGATTTTGCCTCATCAGCAGAAAGCCCTGTGAGCTTCTGTACCGCAGCGATTTGTTTCCCTTCTTCCCGCTCTTCAATTTTCTTGGTTTCTGCTTCAGGTCGAAGATCAACGCCAGCTCTAGCCAGGTTATAGTTTCCATTGAACCTATCCTTGACTACAGTAGAAAGTTCTTTCCTTGTTATTTCGGTTTCTTTCTCTTTGCCTATAGAGGGAGCTTCGACACGGTAATATCGCTCAACTCCTTTCTCATCTTTGCTCCACCTGTATGATTCACGATCGCTAGGCGCGATCTTCTTTGAAGGGATGTCGGTATGTTTCCCGCTTGTAAGCCGCTTCCCGTTTGCCTCGATCGGCTTCTGCTCATCCGGGTTCTCTTTTTTTGCCTCTACATCCTTAGCTGCACCCACATTGACTTCGGGTGTCTTATCCTTAGCGATCGACTCTTCCAATTTAGCTTTTAGGCGGTGCAAGGTGCTTTTTAAAACTTCAGACTCATTAGGCTTTATCTCAGGAGTCTTTATTTTGGGCACTTTTACAGGCACTTTCACGGGTTGATCTGCCGTCACTTTCCCTGCTCGTTTGCAACCGGGCTTAGTACCGATCCACCCCTTGCCACAGGCGATCGCATCCATCCTTAACCAGACCGATCGAGCATCTAGCCTCAATCCATAATTCTGCTCGATCGATACGATCGCTTGTGCGAAAAGTTCAGGGGTCATAGTGTCTCATCTTCTACAGGTATTTGAACAGTATATCCAGCGGCTAATAGCGTCTCGATCGCTACGTTGATATTTTCCGATCGCTGCTGGGCATTGAAACCAAGAATGGCGCATCGTCGTTGGCGGATGGATTCGAGCCGTTGGAGGAAAGCGGGGTTGCCGTCGCGGTTCTCTGATTCTTGCATGAATTCCTCAAACGGCTTACCGTCGTTGGTGCCCGTTCGGGTTCGTTCTTTCTTCTTCGGTAAAAGCGATCGTGCCCATGCGTCCTTTGCGATCAACTCCTCCTCGTCTATTCGGGCTAACTCAATCAGTCGGGTCTGGTCGTAATTGTCGATCGATTGGTTTAGCCACTCCTCGCGAACCGCTTTTAGATCTGCGGAGATGGTGTCTTGAGATAA